GGCTTGGGTAGGCCAGCTCGTTTCCGTGATTTGTGCAATATGATGATGTATGGCGATGATGCCAAAGGTTCAGAAATGGAAGGCTACGATGACTTCAATCACATTTCTATGGCTAATTACCTCGCACGTCATGACATGAAGGCTACCATGCCTGACAAGACTTCTGATCCTGTTGCTTTTATGAATAGGTTCGAAGTCGATTTCCTCAAACGTAAAGATTGCTTCAACCCGGATTTGGGTGTATATGTTGGGCAGTTGGATGAAAACAGCATTTTTAAATCTTTACATTCGATCTTGGAATCCAAAGCAGAATCTCCTCTTGAAGTGTCTAAAACTAATCTTGAAGGCGCCATGAGAGAATGGTTTTTCTATGGAAGGAAACATTTTGAAATGAGACAAGAACAGATGTTGAAGGTTGCCAGCAAGGCTGGAATCGTTAGTGATTATCTTGAAAAGTCTTATGATGAACATGTTGAGGATTGGAAGAAGAAGTATGAACCTCAGAGTGGAGAATTGAGTTGTCCTGGGGTAACGGATTTGATGAATTCCAAGCATCAGATTTATCGTGGGGAAAAAGTGAGTGCAAGGCTTAAGGTGTCCGTTATTAAGCTATCTGCATACTCTGATGATGACTTGCGAAAATTCTACAACTCAGGAAAGTTTCTCGGAACTAAAGTTGCTGGTTTGAGGTGTAAGGCGTGTGAGCTCATTCTAGCGTACCGAAAGAGTGTCCCCTTGGATGTTTGGGAACACACTGTATGCTCCATGAGTACTATTGAAGAACCAAAACCTATTGGAACTGAGGATGAATTGGTTCAGGATGTTAAGGGTATATTGGGAAAACCCTTAGCTGAAGAGTATACTATTATTGATGAAAGGTTCGGTGCTGGTGATTTGTTGTATTGTTCTGAGAAGACGATTTTGGTCATTGAATGCAAGAGGGTCATAGGGAGGCACCCCTCTTTCGCAGAAAAAGTTATTAAGCAAGCGTTGAGATATGGCAGAGTAATGAAGGCTTTGAAACCTGATCACACTGTTTATTCTATGACTTTTACGGAACATGGTTTCGAAATTGTGGATGTTCAAGGAGAAATTACGTTCCCGGAGAAGTTTGTAGATGTTCTCGACATTGCTACTATTCATTGGGCTTAAGGAGGAAGCCCGGTCCGTTATGACTTAAAACTGTCCGGAGGCGCTACCGTAACGTCGTCGCTACTCTAAGGAGAAACCAAAACGGCGTGTGCTATTGATTACAGGTGTATAACTGAGGTTTAATGTTCCCTCAGCTGCAGACTGCTTTAGTACATTAATAATGACGCGAACATGCGAGTCACTTTTTAGTGGCAGTGGTTCATAGCCCCACAAACAAAACATGAATAGGCAGGCGCGATGATGCACGTTCCTGACCCTTATATAACAAAGCGCATTAGTAAAATATTCACACTATTTTCAGAGCCCAGGGTCTCTAAAACCTTGGAAAACATTACAGGATATTTCTATGACATCATCGATCAAGCATGGACTGAAGCTTTCCCTGAGGAAGTCTTAGAATATACTCCACAAAGTGGCGCCCTTGGAACTATCCAGGAAGAGGGTGTAGCTAACATGACAGAGGAAATTACCAATTTCCAGGAACAACAGCCGGGATGGACAACCGCGATCGGAGCAGGAAGCGATGCAACTATGAATTTGGGCAACAACTCAGATTCCGCTTTGGGCTCTTTTCTTGGACGACCAACTCGACTCGCTGAGGTACCCTGGTCTGTCGGTCAACCTCTCTTCTACAAGTTCAACCCCTGGTCACTTTTCCTTAACGATCCACGTGTCGCAGAGAAGATTGCCAATTTTGAACTTTACCGAAGCAAACTTCACGTCAAGATGGTTATTTCTGGCACTGGCTTTCATTACGGTCGTGCTTTGTCTTCTTACAATCCTTATTCGGGTTATGATCAAGTGACGATCCAACGGAATTTCTTGCAGGCAGATCTGGTTCAAGCCTCGCAGAAACCGCACTTTTTCCTTAATCCGACAACTAACTCCGGAGGACAACTGGACCTTCCTTTCTTCTGGCACAAAAACTATATCTCCCTCAGTTCCACTGATAAGGATGATTTAGGTGAGATTGCCATCAAGTCTTTTGGCAACTTGCAACATGCCAATGGAGGTGATGATCCAGTAACAATCACCATCTATGCTTGGGCATCTGACGTTGTGCTAACCATGCCAACGTCTGAGAACGCTCTTACCGCAGCCAACTACACACCGCAATCAGGTCGAATGAACGCAGGTGATGAATATGGTAAGGGCATCATCTCAGCCCCAGCTTCTGCTGTAGCACAAGCAGCAGGAGCCTTAAAATCTGTACCTACTATCGCTCCTTACGCAAGGGCGACGGAAATGGTGGCCAAGGGAATTGGGGACCTAGCCACACATTGGGGGTACTCGCGACCACCAATTGTTACAGATATTGTGCAACAAAAACCTCTCCCAGCAGGCAATCTTGCCAATACCGATGCTGCTGATGCTGTGATGAAATTGTCTCTAGATTCCAAACAAGAGCTTACAATTGATTCACGTACTGTTGGACTGGATGGAGAGGACCAAATGGACATTGGTCGGTTTTGCCAACGCGAATCCTACCTAACGTCTTTCACTATGAACTCACAAGAAGGACCTGACACGTTGCTTTGGAATTGCCGTGTCACACCCAACTTGTATAGGGTTGAAGGAGAAGAACTTCACCCTACGCCCATGTCATTTATGGCAGTACCTTTTGGTAAATGGCAAGGGTCAATTAAATACCGCTTCCAAATTGTTAAGTCCGCTTTTCATAAAGGTAAATTATTGATCCGCTGGGATCCTCGAGCACATGGTGCCGACATTCAATATAACACAGTTTATAGTCGTGTCATTGACATTGCGGAATGTGATGACTTCGAGATTGTTGTTGGGTGGGGTCAGTCACTTCCCTTCCTTGAAACTTCAGCTATTGCTCTTACCCCTGAGCTATATAGTGACACATCCCGTTTACCTCTTGATAACGCAAACCGTTACAATGGCGTACTTGAAGTGAACGTGGTTAATAATCTTGTAGCCCCATCTACAGATACACCCATCCAATTTAATGTTTTCGTTTCCGCGTGTGACGATCTTAAATTTGGGGAACCCAGTCCAACACAGATGAAGTCCGTTAGTATCTTCCCTACTCCTGTTGCGTTGCAGAAATACACGCCGCAATCAGGAGTTGTTGATGCTGCGGCAATTGCCGGAACTTCTGAGGGTGCTACTGACGCACCCACCAATCCCGACCCCATTCAACCCATTGCATCCACGGGTGCAGTGGCTGATCAAACCATGAATGTGTTCTTTGGAGAATCACCAAAATCCATACGCGAACTCAGTCGTAGGTATATTCTTCACAGAACCGATATCATTTTTGGTCCTGAGGGGCCTAATAATGCTAAACTTGTCCAGATTCGCGACAAGGGACTAGGATATTGGAATGGTTGGGATCCAAATGGTATTGACACAGAGAATGGAAACAAATGTAACATTGTCATACCCACTTATGCGACGTTCTTCTCGCCTTGCTACGCAGGGTGGAGAGGATCTACTCGCACCAAATACGCCTTTTCTGGTAACACAGGGTCAAAACCCATCGTTACTCGTTTTGGTTACTCGTCAGTAGCCCGCATTGGAGAAAACTCATACAATCTCCAGTCTGCAGAGGCTGCCACGAAACGGTTCACTTTCGGTACCGGTCAGTTCACATCTGGCGGTGCCGCCTCGACCAATATAGGAATCAACGATACTATTGAGGTTGAAACACCGTACTATAATGGTGTGCGCTTTTCACCAGCACGTCTTCCGCAAGGGGACTTTGCTAATGGGGCGCATTCCAACAATGTGCAAATGGTCATCATCGACACAGGCACTACACCAAACCAGGTCGCTTCCGCCGCAGGAGTGCGATCGTGGAAATCAGTAGGAGAAGACTTCACACTCTTCTTCTTCACTGGCTGTCCAATTCTCTATCGCAATGAGATTGTGCCAGCTCAATAGGGGCGCCTTTTATTTCTACGCAAACAACCCCGCTCTTGGGTTTTAAAATATATTAGAGCATTCGTCAATCGGGTGACCCGATTGGGCGGCTTCTATTTATAGAAGTCGGTGTAAGGAGCTAACGCTCTGCATTTTGAGATTTTTATCTATTGGTTTTTAATGCAGGCGTTCGCGCTTGCAGGATTTTTACGATAGGTCACAATTTCTTAGAATTGCACTTACGAATTTGTACGAGAGTCACTTTGGTTAACCAGTCCATTGTTGTATCTACCTCCCGTACCATTTGAAGGTCATTTACGCA